AGTATGTAGGCCGGTGCGTCATAGCGTGTTTTTACACCTGAATTGTCTAGCAATACTGACCCTTGTGCCAGCACATGAACACGATCAACTGGCCGTTGTTTAGTGGTTATTTTACGGCCTGCAGGTATGTGACTTTCATGCACATGCACACCGTCAACTAGTATATGCTGTGTTTGAATACCGGATTGAGTTGTTTGTTCATTTAACATTACTGTATTTAACCAAAATAAAATAGGCATAGTTTATAAAAGGTTGACAACTGTGGTTTTTGTGCTACAATAAATATATTATTAGGAGACCCATACGTGGCCACATCACTGCTTCCGAGAACACCAGCAAAAACCAATTATCTCAACAACAGAGACATCTTGAAACAGATACACCTTAGCAAAAATACCTACTGCACATATACAGATCCTGTAAATGATCACCAGTATGACATTATTTTACCCAGCTTGGCCAAAATTAATCAACGCACAGTGGCCGAAGCTCGCCGTAACAAAGCAGACAGACTAAAGCGCGAAGGTATCATTATTGACCCAAAAAAGATTGCCAACACTGACTTAGTCTTCCGTATTACTTGTTGGGAACATATACCAATGGCGCCCAAAAAAGTTCCTAAAAGTGCTGCAAAAAAGAAAAAAATTGAAGATATTTTTGAACTAGACATGCCCGAAGACGATCCATTGGCCGAACTACTTGATATTCCGGTACTAGACGAAAAACATGTTCGCCTAAACTTTCCTCCTTTTTATCACTACAGATTAGACGAAAACAAACAACCATTCCAGGTTGGCAAGAGTCATTGGATTGGCGACTTTGAAAAGGGCGAGTTCAGTAAAGATCACGGTCAAACGACCCGCACTCTGGCAACAATGTATATGAAGTTATGTGAACGATATGCCACACGTAGCAACTGGCGTGGCTATACTTACAACGAAGAAATGCGTGGTCAGGCATTGCTACAGTTGAGTCAAATTGGTCTACAGTTTGATGAAAGCAAAAGTCAAAATCCATTTGCTTACTATACCGCGGCCATTACTAATAGCTTTACTCGTATCTTGAATTTAGAAAAGAAAAATCAAAACATTCGTGATGACATGCTGGAACAGGCCGGACTTAATCCGTCTTGGACACGCCAGAACGCTGGTAAGAAAAATCCCAACTTTGGATCTGTTGTTACCAACATTGATGTTGAAGAATACAATAAAACTCAATACGATAAAGAAGTCTAAGCATAAAATGTCCCAACCAAATGTATATTGCACTGCACCCTGGAATGGGTTAACTATTCGAGAAGACGGACTTGTGCGAACTTGTTGTGTTGGTAAAAAAGTTTTATTTGATTTAAATTCTGAAAATGTAAACGACGTTGAAAAATCAATAGTGTTACAACAAATTCGTAATACAATGTTAAATGGTCAGCCCGACGTAGAAAACTGTGCTCAATGCATTCAAGAAGACAACGTAGGCGGTTTTTCATCTAACCGCAATCACTATAATACTCACTACCCTGACGTCATTCCAGATAATCTTTATTTAAAATCCCTTGACCTAAGATGGAATAATACCTGCAATCTATCGTGCATGTATTGTGGTCCATATTTTAGTAATACCTGGAGCGAGAAGTTAAAAACAATCAAATTAACACCAATTAAACCATATCATAATGAATTATTAGAATGGGTGTTGGCCAGGGCCGACCATATAAAAGAAATTATGTTAGTTGGTGGCGAGCCGTTATTAATGAAACAAAATTATGAATTATTAAAAGTTTTGCCGCTGGACTGTCGGATTAGCATTATTACTAATTTAAGTTACGATTTAAAAAAGTTGCCATGTATAGATGATTTATTAAAACGCCCAACTGACAACATTGTGTGGAATATCAGCTCCGAAAACATTCACGGTCAATTTGAATATGTCCGTCAAGGTGCTGTATGGACACAGTTAGAAGAAAATATTAAATTTGTTCAACAATATTGGAGCAATACTCTTTCACTTAACATGGTTTACAGTATGTTTAATGCTATTGACCTGTTGGGCGTAGTTAAAAAATTTAAATCGCTTGGCATTCAAAAATTTAATTTGATACCGATAGCTGGCAATCAGGCCATGAATGTCTTTTGTATGCCAACACCAATTCGACAACGTGCCAAAGAGGTATTAACAGCGGTGCGTAACTATCATTTAGATTCTTTACACATTGAAGACAGAGACCTTTACCCAATCCAAGGAATTGAACAAATAATTTCAAACCTTGAAACACCAAATACCAACACATTAACTAGTCAACTCAATTTTAAAAAACAAATAGCATGGTATGATCAATGGAGTTCAACTCGTTTTTGTGATTTATGGCCCAACTTAGTTGAACTAACAGACCTACATCTAGTCTAACCATTTAACTTGCATTACTTAAAAATAAAGTGTATACTGTCAATCTATGAGTAATTTATTTAAAAAAGTAGCTGTCTGCACAGACATACATTTTGGTCTTAAATCAAACAGTCTCATGCATAATCAAGATTGTAGTGATTTTATTGATTGGTTTATTGCAACAGCACAGGCCAATGGATGCGAAACTGGTATGTTTCTTGGTGATTGGAGCCATCAACGTGCGGCCATTAACATGCAAACGCTACAGTATAGCCTGCGGAGCCTAGAAAAATTATCCCGAGCATTTGATCGCTTTTACTTTATCCCAGGCAATCACGACCTATACTATCGAGACAAGCGTGATATCTATTCTACTGAATGGGCCAAACATATTCCTAACATTGTTATTGTCAATGATTTTTTCAAAGACGGCGATGTTATTATTGCTCCGTGGCTAGTCGGTGACGATCATAAAAAACTACAAAAAATGAGTGCCAAGTATATGTTTGGACACTTTGAGTTACCACATTTTAAAATGAACGCCATGGTAGAAATGCCAGATCACGGTGAGCTTAAAGTGGAAAACTTTTCAGGCATCGAAAGTGTATATTCTGGACATTTTCATTTGCGTCAACAAAAGAAAAATATTAACTATATTGGAAATTGTTTCCCACATAACTTTGCCGATGCAGGCGATAGTAATCGTGGTATGATGATTAAAGAGTGGGGCAAGGAAGATGTATATCATGCTTGGCCCGGTCAACCCCTGTATCGTGTTATGAAGTTGAGTGAAGCTATTGACAATGGTAAAAATATATTGAAACCCAATATGCATGTTCGAGTAGAGTTGGACATTGATATCAGCTACGAAGAGGCAAACTTTATCAAAGATACATTTGTCAAAGAGCACAATTTACGTGAAATGGCCTTGATACCTAGCAAACGTACCGACATTGACATTGATCTAGCACCCGGGGAAGTAAAGTTTGAAAGTGTAGATCAGATTGTAACTGATCAACTTACCAATATCGAAAGTGAATTTTACGATCCCAAGCTGTTGTTAAAAATATATCAAAATCTATGAGTTTAACAAGTATTTTATTAGACCTTCAACAAAAATATGATTGCTCAGAACCTCTATATTTGTCTAATTTTTTTCAGCCTGATGGTAAAAAATGGTTATACGATAAATTAACAACATTATATCAACCTGTTTACCATAACAATTACAGACTGCTAGTGGTTCAAGATTGTGCAGACCAATATGACTATGTTGACTTGCCAGGAATTGCAGTTACTACACTCCAACAATACGCTAGTCAAATTGATATTTCTAATTCTTTTATACTATTAATAACTAATAATCAAAATATTACTAACGAGTTAGACCAAGTTAGAAAGTTGTATTCAACTGATGTTTTTCCTATTCAACATCAGGTAGTCGATCAACTTCCAATTTTTTTACCAACAACTGGTACTAGTAAACAAGATACATTTTGTGTGCTACCATGGATACACTTATACGTTGGAACTGATGGAAATGTATTGCCGTGTTGTCAGGCCGACCATCGGTACCCAATGGGCAACGTTGATGAACTTCCAATTAGCGACATTGCAAAATCTACCGCATTTACACAACTAAGGGCAAATATGATTGCCGGTGTTCGTAGCAAAGAGTGTGCTCGATGTTACCAACAAGAAGATTCTGGGTTACCTAGCTCACGAATAAAACAGAATTTAAGATGGTCACATATAACCGTTGATCATTATGTAGCTGATGGCACCATTGATGACTTCGAGCCTGTGTATTTTGACATAAGACTAAACAATATTTGTAATCTTAAATGTCGTATGTGTAGTGGCTATTTTAGTAGTGCTATTGCCCAGGAAGAAAAAGATTTATTTGGAAATAAATCCTCTGTAGAATCTGCATTAAAATTACAGCAAAGAAAGTTTAATTTATTAAAAATATTAGAATACCTACCGTATGCTGAAAAAATTTATTTTGCTGGTGGCGAGCCACTATTAGCCTCTGAACACTACGAGATTTTAGATGCACTCATTAAATGTGGCAATACTGATTTAGAAATTGTATACAACACCAATTTTACAACGTTGCAATATCGAGATATTGTTGTAACTGATCTTTGGAGGAAGTTTTCTCGTATCAATATTGGGGCCAGCCTGGACGCTGTTGATAATGTAGCTGAGTATGTTCGACATGGAACCAAATGGAACACCATTGAATCAAATTTAGAGTTAGTTAAAACTCAATGTCCACACGTAAATTTTACAGTAACATCAACCGTTGGATTATTAAACGTAGCTAGTTTAATTGATTTACAAAAAACATGGCATACCAACAGAATGTTAGACATTTCAAAGTTTTCATTATCTGTTATGATTGACCCTAATCATCTAACTGTTTGCGCACTACCGTTAACTCATAAAACACGTTTAGAAGCCTTAATAAAAAATCATATTGTATGGTGCCAAAATAATTATGCCAAAGAACTTGCAAATCAATGGATTGATGTGCTAAACTATATGTGGTCCAAAGACGGTAGTTATCATTTAACTGAATTTAAAAGGCTGACACAACTTATGGACCAACACAGGAATGAATCATTAGTAAAAACAATTCCAGAATTTCAAGACCTATTATGATCCATATAAAGAATCTAACTGTTAAAAACTTCATGAGTGTTGGCAACAGCACTCAGGCCATTGACTTTGATCGCAAAGACCTTACGTTGGTATTGGGTGAAAATTTGGACTTAGGTGGTGATGGTAGTCGCAATGGCACAGGTAAAACAACAATTATCAATGCTCTTAGCTATGCCTTGTATGGCACGGCACTCAGTAACATTCGCAAGGACAATCTAGTAAACAAGACCAATGGCAAGAACATGTTGGTTAGTTTAGATTTTAGTGTAAGTGGCAAGAATTTTAAAATTGAGCGCGGACGAAAACCCAACCTACTTAGATTCTACGTCAACAACGAAGAACAAACTGCTACAGATAATGCGCAAGGTGATAGTAGAGAAACACAAGATGCTATAGAACAAATGTTAGGGCTGAGTCATGACATGTTCAAGCATATCCTAGCACTGAACACCTATACAGAACCGTTCCTAAGTCTCAAGTCCAACGATCAACGCACTATCATTGAACAACTGTTGGGCATTACACAGTTGAGTGAACGTGCCGATCGTATCAAAGAGCTCAATAAAGAAACCAAAGATGCGATACAGCAAGAAGAATTCCGCATTCGTGCCGAACAAGAAGCCAACAAGCGTATTGAAGAACAGGTAGAAAGTTTACGGCGTAGACAAACATTATGGACTACTAAACATGGCGAAGATATCAAAGAACTTGAGAAAGCCCTTAAAGCGTTGCAGAATATACAAATTGAAACGGAGATCCAATCTCACAAGGATCACAAGGCGTGGGATCAGAAGCGCAAAGATATCAATGAGTTATCAACACAAATCTCTCGTGTCAAGATGGACATCGGTCGGGAAGACAAGTTGGCGGCCAAACTATCAAAAGAAATTGAGACGCTCGAGAACCATGAATGTCATACGTGTGGGCAGGCCTTCCACGACAGTAAGCACCAACAGGTTTTGGAAAGCAAACAGGCGGATTTGGCAACGGCTCGACAGAGCGGCACAGAATTTAGCACCCTGTTATCAGAATTGGAGACTGCCCACGACTCCTTGGGCCCGTTAGGTAAACCACCTACTATGTTCTATGACAAAGAATCAGATGCTATTCAACATCAAGCTACATTAACTAATTTAGAAAAACAGATTGCCGACAAACAAATCGAAACAGATCCGTATGCAGAACAGATTACGGAAATGCAACAACAGGCCTTAAAGGAAATTACCTATGATACTCTTAATGAACTTACTCGCTTACAAGAACACCAAGACTTCTTGCTCAAATTACTCACCAGCAAGGACAGTTTTATCCGTAAGAAAATTATTGAACAAAATCTTAGCTATCTAAATGCTAGACTAACACACTACCTGGATCGAGTAGGATTGCCACACACAGTGATATTTCAAAATGATCTAACTGTCAGCATCGAAGAGCTGGGTCGTGAGCTAGATTTTGATAACTTATCTAGAGGTGAACGCAATCGTTTGATACTTAGTATGAGCTGGGCGTTCCGCGACGTGTTTGAATCGTTGTATCAACCCATTAATCTGTTGTTTATAGACGAAATGATTGATAATGGATTAGATACGCAGGGTGTAGAGAATGCCCTGGCATTGTTGAAACAAATGAGCCGCGAGCGGCAAAAATCAATTTGGTTAGTCAGTCACAGAGATGAGCTTGCCGGGCGGGTTGAAAATATTCTTAAAGTTATCAAAGAAGGTGGGTTTACCAGCTACAATACTGATGTAGAGGTTGTGTAATGAACCAAACTAGTGTGTTTGTTGGCTGTTCGTTTACCAAAGGTGAGGGCCTAGTAGGAGAAAAAGATTCTCCAGACCTATGGATTAATAGACTACACAATTCAATTGAATTGCTAAACGCTACAACCTTGATTAATTTAGGACTAGGTGGCAACAGTAATGAAACAATATTTCAAAATGCTGTAGAAGCACTGGCCAACAGTCCTGCATATTTGTTTGTTTCGTGGACTTCGTTTCCACGACTATACATAAATCCTGGAGTAGAAACTTACAGTACCAAACAACTCTGGTCTCCTATATCTGATATTGCTGACATAGAACTGCATAAAAATATAACTTATACCAAAAAATACTTAACTGACGCAAGAAATAGATTTTTTGATCTGTTCCACGATCACTATAGTATTGTGAAAATATTAGAGTATTCAACAATTATTACAAAACTGTGTGCAGTAACTGGCACAAAAGTATTTTTTATCAATGCAATACTTCCGTGGGACTTGGATTATTTTGTAAAAAAAGAAATAACAGTTCCATCCAACACTACACCGTATACACAACATTTGCTTGACGCAGAGACCAGAGATGACGAAGAGTTTTGGCAGTTGTATAACCGTATCCACAACGACTATGGCGTTGCAGGGTATCCGGGTCCAGAATGGCTAAACTTGTATCAAGGATTTAAAAAGAATTTTATGTTGGATCTTGGAACCGACGATATGCATCCAGGTCCAGTTAGCAACAAAGCATTTTCAGAATTTTTAATTGAAAAAATTAGAATATAACAGCATTATGATAACTACTAATCCATGGTATGGCTATACGAACAACAACAAATTGAAACACTACCCGAAGACTGTGTCGGATTCGTTTATTTGATCACAAATAAAGTAACTGGCAGACGATATATTGGAAAAAAATTAGCAAAATTTAGTAAAACCTCATACCGAGTAGTAAAATTAAAGAACGGCAACAAAAAACGTAAGAAAATCAAGAGTAAAATAGATTCAGATTGGCAGCTATACTATGGAAGCAACGATCAACTCAATCGAGACATTGCAGAGCTAGGCTCAGACAACTTCACAAGAGAAATATTATTTTATTGTCGCTCAAAAGCCGAATGCAGTTACATCGAAGCTAGAGAACAATTTAATCATAGAGTATTAGAGTCAGATGACTACTATAACGGACAGATAGTTTGCCGTATACATGGTAGTCACATTAAGAATAAAATTACATGACACATGACAATTAACTTATATATTGGTGATAACAACATTGAGCTTGCCGAAAAAGCAATCTCTATTGACCCACGGGCATTCTTAATTAATCGGTCGAACTATAAAGAATTTTTAAATAATCCACCTAAAGGAGATGTTACTGTATATACATCGTTACCTGATTTACCAAAACTTGATGAAGATATTTTAGTTGTTTACAGCATCCTTGATTCAGTTGATAATATTTACTATTATCCTCCAGAAAATTGGTCGGACAATAAAAATATAGATTTTGCCGATTCTATCCGTGTTGTGACTGAATATATTTTATGTGAATTTCAACAACAAAAAAACAATGTTCACTGGCTAGAGTTAACTGACTATTCCACAGAATTATATACAAAATTAGTTGATCAAAGAAAAACAGATAGTAAACAACTATGGTTAGCAGGTTGTAGCGTAACACACGGTATTGGCGTTTTAGAAAATCAAAGATATGGACAATTGCTTGCTGACTCTTTAAAAATGCCAGTATCGTTTTTAACCGCAGGTGGCTCTTCTATTTCTTGGGCAGTAGATCAAATTGTCAGATCTGATATACGTGCCGGAGACATTGTTATTTTAGGCGCAACAGACGAAGTCAGATTTCCTTATTGGACAACCAACAACAAAGTATGGCACATCACTACAAATCATCAAAAACAAAATCACCAATTATCATCTACAAATTTAACCACTAATATCATAGATCGGCTAATTACAGACGACAACTGTGTTTATCAATCAATCATTAGACTGCATCAACTTGTAAATTTTTGTAACAAAATTGACGCAAAACTATTAATTGTTGGATTATTATCTTCCCAGTCAATGGCATTGCATTTACACGATATCAACTGCTTTATAAACTATAAAAACTTCAACTTACCGCTTTGGTATGTTGACCTAGGATCGGATAACCAGCATCCCGGACCACTGCAACATCAACTATACGCAGACTTTTGTCAATCAGCATTAAAAAAACTCAATTACATTTAAACTAGATAGGCAGCTTTACTGACTCTGTGCTGGATGTTTTGGTCCAGCCCCATCGAGGAACGGTGCAATACCCGGTCTGGAACTTTGGGCGTCAAAGGCAATTGCTAACTTAAGGCAACAAATGGTCGGGGCCATGTGAAAAAGGTACAACCCCAGCTTATAGGACTTGGATTTATTATCGGGTTACTAGGGTTCCGTTGATATGTGAAGCTAGAGTAAGGGGTACCGGTCAACCGCCTCTGCGTAGGAAACTACAATCTCTTTATAATAAATGACAGTGCTACTCAGATAATGTGTACCAGTCAGTTCACCGTGCATACGGTGAATTGTGACCGATTAATCTAGATAATGCTAAAGAAAGACAAATAAAAAAATCATGTCTGAGCTTTAGCGAAAGACATAGATTAGCGTAGCTAATCTTTTAGTGCCACTTAGAACTTATCAGGCCAATCTCGGAAAAGTGCGTGTTGAATGTCTCCACTAACAAACTGATTAAATGATTTATGTTTCACTTCGAGTTCACCTTCTAGCGGTGCTACTCGCTTAAAGGCTTCATCCATCTGAGCCATATTTTTAAACTCCATCAAAATCATAAATTCGGGCATGTCAGCAATACTACGGAATCCCATTTTGCATCGGGTGATTCTGTAGCTTTCCATTTTGCCTTCTGAAATCAAATGATCAAAGAAACTTTTCATTCCGTTGACCCAGTCCAGGTCTGAGATATCGCCTTCTTTGTTTGCCCAAATTGTATATAAGTCTGCCATAATTTTTCCTTGAGTTATAATCTACATACATAATTATATGAAAATACAGTTTGATCATAATTTTGGCCACCAGGAGCAAGGCGAGTTTTTTCACTTTGGGTGTGAACTGGTTGATGTTGCTACAGAGGAATACAACACCGCATTGGAACTTGGCTTTTTGCAAACAGTGGAAAATCAACAGGTGCGTTGGTATCAAAGTCGTAGCACTCGAGTAAACACCGTTGCCACTGACTATGAATTGTTAGACAATGCTAATTTAATTGCCAAGCCAACACCGGCACAGTTTACTGAAATGGATCACATCTATACCAGTTACTGTTACTACAAAAAATTTAAAAAGTATTTTGAAATAGGCCAGCATTTAGAACAAGATCGATTTATGGGTTACTGGCAAGAAGACTCAATGGTGGCCTGGGCCAAGTTAAGACACTACACTGACCAAGCAGTTGAAACTTGTTTGTTTGTATGGGATTATAGTTTGCCTGCCACTAGATTAGGAAGTCGCAGTTTGGAACACGAAATTGCCTGGGCCAAACGTGAAGGATATGAATATGTTTATCTGGGTCCTGGATACGAACGTAGCAGTGTTTACAAAGCTGACATACAAGGATTTGAATGGTGGACTGGCGCAGAATGGTGCCAGGACGCGGATCAGTACCGCCGGTTATGCAAACGCGATAGTAAAATTAAGTTGTCCGCGGATCTATACGGTGTTTAAAAAGAGCTGTTAAGTATTCTTCAGGCCATGTGTCATAAAAGCCCTGCTTGGCAACAAGTTGGGCTTTTTTATTTAAGTCGCTTAGACTTTGCACTAGAGCCAACGCATAGGTACCTTGATTCATAACAATGCCATTGACAATTTCTGGATCAGCAGGATGATCTTCAAGGGCCAATAAATCCATTGGCAACAAAAATTCTCTATTGGCAATGTCCAGTGCTTCACTAAATTCTTTGTAACCAAAGTCTTTGGGATCATAA